TGCTTCTTTCTGCAAATCAAACTGCTTGTCATAAGCGTTATAGTCTGGTTTTGTGATTGTTCCTGGACTACCACCACCAAAACACATCAGATAACCTCCAAATTTAAAGGATTTTGTTCTTGAACTTCATATTGAGCTATCAAATACCTAACAACAGATGCTTGACCAGCTCTAAACCACACCTCTTTGTCACTCAGATCAAGGCTTGGTGACTTATCTGGAAACTTTTCTGCTAAAACAGCAAGTAATTTCTTATCAATAGTTGGAAAATAAGACATTACAGAGGTGTAATACTCTTTAGATTACCCTTTTTGCATGAAATATGTAACCTTTTGGCATAATATAAATAATATATTGCATATATGTAAACAAAATGGCTGAATTATCAGAACTTTACGCAGAAATGCACGAATTAGTAGCAGAACAAGTACTTGAAGATTTAAGAGACGGAGATCGTAAAGCAAGACAGGAAGCAATGCAACTTTTAAAGCAAAATAATGTAACTGCTACAGCAGCAGAAGGCAGTACATTAAAAAAATTAAAAAATAAACTTGATTTCACAAGTCTTGCAGATAAAGTTGTACCTCTTACTGCCCCACCGTCAGTCTCTTGACACCACCATAAGATTTACCAGTAATAGGTTTTCTAGTCCAACCCATACATATTGCGTCAATAGATCCTACTGTTTCATCCATCCAGGCATCTAATTCTGCATCTGCTAATTCATCAGTTCTAGCTTTTTGTGCCAAAATTTGATCCTGTGCAGCAGATTCGACAAAAAACCCACATGCAATAGCTAAAGCATCTAATCTATCGTCAAAACTTAAGCATCCTTTTTCTGCGGTAAGACGGCTTGCCTGAAAAAACAAACTTCTGGAGTAACCATGCTCAGGATCATCGTCATGCAACCTGTAATCATTTCTTATAACTTTACTTGTAACAACTAATCTATGCTGTTGTATCAATGGGCCTAATACATCACAAAGCCTATGTTCTTTTCTAATGTTATGCCTTACTTCCTCAATAGTTACAGGATGAGTTCTTAATAAATGCGGCTTGAGCAATGCAGAAAACATGCCGTCACCCATATTTGATTCAGCAATTACATAATTTACATCCCATTTATGTGCGACATCAGCTAAAAATTTTAAAACTTCATCTGCATAGCCAAGAGTAGAGCCACCTGACTCCAAAAGAAACATATTACCGTTTAATTCAGCGACAACAGCCCAGGCTAGTTCATCCTGACCTCGGCCTGCTGGATCTATTGCTAACACACATCTCCATTGTTCCTGTTTTGATACCCAGCCATTCTGAAATATAGGCTTGTGATAAAACCTGTCAGAACCCATACCGACACAAACTAAATCCTGTAACCGTTGATCAGGTTGATTAGACCAGACCACAGTTTCAGGTAAAGCCGTACCATCTATATCCATAACCATAAGATCACCAAGACGTATTGGAAATCTATCAAGGTTGGCTAGTCTGGTATTAAGCATGAACTGCAACTCAAAAGAAGCCTTAGTCATAGAGGCTTTTCTCTGGAGAATATCTTCATGACCAAAACGTTCTGGATCTGTAGGCTCATGTATGAGGCTGGGGTTAGAGATGACCTCCTCCTGGATCGTAGGATCGAGGTTGCCCTCGTAGCAGTCCAACTCCTTCGGATACAACGCAGGCCAGTAACGTGCAGAATAATTCCTTTCTCTCACAAGACGTAAATATATACTTGTCTCTGTATGAGGCGTACCTAGATATAAAATTTTACGAGGCAGTAATTGATCTTCTTCAGGTTTAATTATTGACTGTATCTCTTCAACAGCATGTGCAACCCTTTCCTGTTTTAGTTGTGTTATGACATTAGCTAAAGTTTCAACGTCATCCAATATTGCACAGGTACAACGCTGACCAGTAGTTTGGCCCATAATACCCATTGACCTGACAGAAGGAGACTGTTCTTTAGATCCTGGAGCGACATCAAAGGCAACATTACTGAATCTATCGGTATTACCTGGCATAAGACAGTTAAGAATATCTATTTCACCAATACATCTCAACATAAAAGCAGAAAAATCAGTAGCTTTTACAGCAGTAGCTGAGACAACAAGAATCTTTTCATTCGGATCAACTCTTAATCGCCATAACGCATAAAAAGACGCAAGAATTGATTTACCTAACCCACGAAATGCAACAGTAAGGCTTTTATCAGGCCCATTCTGCATCCATTCACATACTCTTAACTGTTGACGAGTAGGTGTATCAGCTAATCCTAATTCCCTTAATAAATAACATGTGAAATTAGGAAAGCTATCTCTTAAAACTTTAGGAAGTGGTTCCCATAGTTCTTGCATTATTCACTTTTTTCTTCTTCTTTTTTCTCTTCCACCGCTGGTGCATCCTGTACATAATAATCAGCAGGCTTGCTTGTCTTAAGGGTAGTATCCTTGACAACACATGATCCGACTAAACCAAGATCAAGACGTTGATTGTTTGTTAAATAAGGCATAATCTTTAATAAATTAATTACAACAAAACCCCTCATAGGCAATAAGGGGTCTTGAAGAACCCCCGCTGACCACGACCAAGCAGCAAGCTACAAGGGTTATGTAAACATTACCGCTTTTTAGCGGTTTTTGCAGCTCTCTTAAAGTTTGCAGCAGTAGGTGCTCCTTTAGTTCCAGGCTTTCTCATTTTCTCTCCAGAGCCAGCCTTAATCCTTTTTCTTTTTGCATGAATGTTTGCATAAAGTCCTCTTTTAGCCATTACTTCTTACCTCTGTTGCGTAATACTGTAAAATCAGCAGCATTTATTTCAGTTTTTGGATTTGCCAATCTAGCAATCTTCTTTTGCTTAGGAGACAAATCCTGATACTTAGCTTTAGCCATTACTTCTTACCACCTTTTACTTTCTTCAAAGGTTTTACTTTCTTTGGTTTGCCGTATGCCATAAGAGTGTTGTAGGTATCTATCTACTAAAGTAACGTCCAGGACGCTGCTTTGCATCCTCTTCTCTACGCTTTCGTAAATATTCTTTAAATTGCTCTCTATCTGCTCTTAATCCATCCGTTATTCCATACTTCGCTCTTATCCTTCTCATGCTTCTCTTATAGCTATACCTCTCCTTCGGTGTTAAATCCTTTTCCTCTTTCCCATAATTAATCTGAAACTCCGCTATTTCCGATTCCATTGTCCTGTATCCTTTCATATTTGGTTCTGTGTAAAACAACACTTGCCATTTTAGCAAACCATGATTAGATTAGAGACGTTAAGGAGATTCCTTCAGCAAGAATCTTACAGAGAACTAACTTCAAATAACCTTTACTTTACATACTTTCTCTACCAATATTTCTTCAGCTTACCTCGATAAACCTCTCTCGTAATAATCCCTTTTTGGGTCTCACGATTAAGGGGGGTTATCGATACTGATTAGGCTACTTTTCCCCATAGTCCCCCTGCAATTTGCCTATAAAATAGACTTTTTTATATAAATTAAGGTCTTATTAGAGGTGATACCAGGGGAGGGAGGGCCAAGAGCGGGCCAAGAGTTATTAACAGGCATTAAAACACCTGGAATAACTACACCTTAAACACTTGTAGTACTGTCCAAGTGACAGTACCGCAGGCCGTTTAGTTGTTTGCCTGGGTAATTGTCCAGGAGGAAAGCCAACGGCCAGCCACACACACAAGTAAGCACCCGCCAGAGAATAGCAAAACACTCTATTGTAAAGTTTTATTAACATCTTATTTGCAGTAATACAAAGTAAAAAGAATTAACTTAGGTTAGTTATTGATGGCGGCAACACATAAACCACGACCACCGCCAGCAATAAAAACAATGGAAACTATCGAGACACAAGAAAGCTTTAAGCTTATGCCTCTTGAGTTAATTCAGGAAATGCCCAGGCTATACGAACAGGACGGCAAGTATGACCAGGCAATAGTGCATGCCCACTTATTCGGCCCTATTGGAGACTTTTATTTAACAGAAGTCAATAAGGAAGGTACAGAAGCTTTTGGCTGGTCCAGGCTTTCTGGGATGCCTGATATGGCCGAACTAGGTTACATCAGCATTACAGAGTTAAAGGACTTATTAAGTAAGTACACAAGCAGGCCTTCTTTATTAACTGTGAAGTACATGGTGGAGAGAGATCTTTATTGGTCTAAATGCACAATAGAAGACGTTAAGAAAAGGTTTAACTAATGGTTAATACATTTACTTTTCATCATGATGGAGGTCATGGGTATCTGGAGGTTTCTTATGACCTTCTTAAATACTTAGGAATTGACCAGCATGTATCAGGTTATTCTTACTTGCGAGATAAGCGGGTTTATTTAGAGGAGGACATGGACGCTAGTTTGTTTATTTATGCTTATGAGGCAATAGAGAAACAGAAACCGCACCTAATAAATAAATATTGGGACGATTTAGCACCATGTAGGAATTACGATAGATACCCTTCGACAAGTACCGAAAGCTTTAGCGAAACAATGCAATTAATTAACCATTACAAGGCATTGTGTAAACGTAACAGAGCTGACGTTAATGAAAAAGCCAGGGCAACTAATTAGAATCTAGCCTGGAGGGCCTGCGGGCCTTCCATGCTGGACTCTCCAGCAATTAACAACCACGACCAAAGAGGAACTAAATGGAACACCAGGAAAGAGAAAAACTAAGAGAAGAAGCCTTAACACTATTTACAAAGGCTTTACAACTTAGCAAACAGGCATCTTTTGTAGATCCTGATAAAGCAACCGCAGGGGATGCAATCGGAGCATTAGCGGCCCAATATGTTAGATGGAATTGTGAAGAGGCTTTCAGCATTGCTTACAACGTGTTAGAAGAGTGCAACATGCACGATTTATGCAAAGATTTAAGCGAAGCCTGGAAAGCCGACCAGGTGAAAGCATTTACTAATGTATGGACAGGCCAGCCAGTACAAAAGAGGGTAAAATAATGGAAAAAAATGCAAGAGACAAGGAAAGCGGCATTTTAATCAGCCGCTACCAAGAGGAAGGATACAACACCAGGGCAGAATATTTAAACGGCCTTAGAAAAGAATATGGCCCAGAGATATTTGACGCTGTTTCGTCAGTAATGCCACCTTCTGAGGACTTCGACGGCCTTATAACAGAATTAGAGGATTATGAGGCTATTATGGACACCGCCAGAGCCATGGAGAGGTGTTTATCATGAGTCGTATTACCATAAGCTTTAATACTGATAATGCAGCTTTTAGAGAAAATCCTGACGAAGTGCAAAGGATATTAAAACGTATTGGCGAAAGTATTGACCACAATACACCTAACCAAATTACATTACTAGACCTAAACGGCAATAATGTCGGCTTATGTGTAGTAAGTGATGACGATTGAAGCCAGCCCAGGAGGTTTAATACCTCCTCTGCTGTACTCATGCAGCATTAAACCACGACCTAAAAGGAGATTTAATCATGCCTAGTTTTCAATTTATGGACATATATGGCAACACAAAAGAAATTGACATTAACAAGTTAAATTCTGCGGAAGATGTAGCCAACGAAGCAAAAGGCTTTTTTACAAAAAACAAAAAAGGTAAAAAAGTATATACAAGCACCAGGGAAGACAAGCTTGCAAGCCTAAAGGTTTACGAGCCAAAAGTCCAGGAGCAAAACGATTAAAAGAAAAATTATCGGAGCTGCCCTTATATTTGTGGGCGGCTCTATTTCTTTACCAGCTCTAATATATTTATTGGTCGGATTTGCCGAGCCTGTATTTGTATTAATAGTTGGATCAATAATTATTTATTCAGTTTTTAAAAATGAAACCTCAAATCATGACATCAACAGATGATCAAAAGATTATCGACATACATGGTAGTCCTTTTATTATTCCAGACAATCAACTAACAGATAAATCTGAAATGATTAAGTGTGAATTTTATATGCTTAGTAATGACCTTGAATATTTAATTCAAGACCAGTTAGATAGCTATTTAATGTATTACACAACAGCACAAGAGTTACTGCACGATAAACCTTTATCTTTTAAAAATATGGAAGGGATAGACGAATTAAGTTGTTATCAAATGGCTGACCTACATCAAAGGTTATACCACTATTTAAAACCATTTAAAAAATGAAACAAACAACAATGAATAATCAGCAAAAAACAACTGTTTTATTCAATATTCTTGGAGCATTATGTGAAATTGCTGAACGTGATGCGACTTTTTTCTTACCGCAGAATGGTAACGAGATAGATTATCAGGAATCTATCAATTATTTAGCAAAAGAAATTGGCAAAACCGCCAGGAGACTAGAAAGCGAATGAGTTACAAGCCAGAAGACCCCGAAATGATCCAGGCACAAAAAGACCTGGACGAATTATCTAAAGGTTTACTATCTGACAGGATAATAAACAATGACAAAGATTTATATGCGGAGTTATCCGATATACAATCATCATTTAAAAGCTAGTTTTTTAGAAAAATACGAAAATACTGTTGATGAATTTATAAAAGTCCTGGACGATCAAAGACAGATTGAAACTAAATTAGCAGTTTTACAGCACAAAATGCTCCATAGCTTTGAGCTGGTAAAACGTTACTTTAGGGATAAGAAAAACATTAAAAAAGGATTTAAATGAATAGAGTACAGTACAAAATCTTTGCCAGATTATTGACTATGCTTAGACAAAACAGCACCGACAGAAGCCGTATAGGTTTATTATCTGTCGAGTGCTTTCTATATGTTGCCCAGGAGTCACAAACAATAGCAGAACTGGCAAAAAAGACAGGAGCAGACCCAGCAACAGTTAATAAAGCTATTTATCCTTTTGTTCCTAAATTAAATAAAGCAGGCGAGCTGGTGCAGGCCCGCATACCTTTATTAAAACGTAAAAAACAAGGTAATTTAAGATCAAAATTAATAATGCTATCTAAAACAGGAACTAATTTAATTAATACAATCCAGGAGGAGCAATGAAGTTTAACGAAAGTCAAAGAGAATTTATTAATACAAGTATCCATGCTGAATTAAGAAGCCAGAGAGGTCATATAAAATGGTACACAGAATTAATTGAACAAAAAGGCCTTAATACATTTGGATATGAGCAAATTTTAGAAAGACATGTAAAGAAAATGCAAGAGTTAGAAGCCTTGCTAAAAATAGTAAATACAGTTGAATAAAATAAAGATTTATAGACAATTTGCAAGACCATTTAAAAGCTGAACAACTTGCCAGGCAAAAGAAAGCAGAGTATCGCACAAAAAATTCACATGCAGCGACACAACGCAAATTAAAAGAGCATGGCAAGGAGTCAGCATTGCTGTATGGGCAGAAATTATATGCTGTATGTCTGGATGCCCTGGCACAAGAGCTGGATAAAACTTTTGATGATTATGTATTAAACCCTGATAAGGCAAGAGTAAATGGAGCTGCAATACCTTTCTTTGATAATTTTGCTGGTACACATCACATTGCAGCAGTTGCTTTAGTGGCAACCATAGACCAGTTAAGTAGAAAAGCTAGGATAGCTACATTTTGTCAAAACTTAGGTAAAGCGATAGAGGACGAGCAACGATTAATTAGGTTAAATAATAAGAGTTCAACAGAGTTTAGGTATTTAATTAGGCAAGGTCATAGCAGAAGAAGGATAGCTACAAAAGATATTATGAGAAAATTAAACTGTCCAGTACCATTATGGAATGATATGACTCGGCTTGATGTAGGCCGTTTTTTATTGGATCATATTGTGCCTGCTACTGGTATTGTCAGCGTTATAAAAAGACGTATTGGTAAAACCACACCGAGGTTTGTCGTACCTACACAAGAGGCGGAACAATTAATTAGAGACTGCCCTGCTAGTGCCTATCGTGGAGTGCATACTGCTATGGTCTGTCCTCCAAATCCCTGGAATGGCCTGTATGGTGGCGGCATGATAGATAACCAGGAATGTTTGATTAGAGTGCCTATACAAGACCATGAAGAAAAGCATACAACTGCAATAAGTCATTATAAAACTGCAAATTTATTAAAAGTTTTAACAGCAGTTAATTACCTCCAGGAGACACCATTGCGTGTTGACGCTGAAATGGTTGAGCTGCAACGTATCGCATGGGAGAATGGCATAGACGGTCTGTTTCCATGCAGCAGAGCACCTATGGAACTGCCTGAAAGGTTAGGAGATAAACCTACGGCAGAAGATTTAAAGATAAGAAATAGATTAGCTGCAATGGCACATAGAGATAGAGAACAGAACAGACCAAGAAGGGTAAGAATTGAAAGAAGCTTGCAAATGGCAGAAGAATTAAAAGGTAGAACTATATGGCAGAGCTATCATGCAGACCATCGAGGAAGGTTATATACAGGCAATAAGTATGTAACAACAATGGGCCCAGATACAGAAAAAGCATTATTAAACTTTAACTCCAAGACTCCTGTAGATAATACAGGTATTGAATGGTTGTTAAAGGCAGCGGCAGGCCATTATGGTTTATCTAAAAAGACATGGGAAGAAAGGTTGGCCTGGGGCAATAGTAATTTAGAAAAAATACAGGCAACAGCAGAAGATCCATTAAAAAATTTAGATTTATGGAGGGATGCTGATGATCCCTGGCAATTTTTACAACTATGTAGAGGTATAAAAGACGCTGTAAAACATCGTAAATGTGATGTACCAGTAAGATTTGATCAGACAACCTCTGGATGTGGCATATTATCTGCATTAATAAGAGATAAGCATGTAGGTAGGCTATGTAATTTATATGGTGATAAACCTTTTGATCTGTACACCAAAGTTGCAGAGCAAGTTACTTATAGGCTTACGCAAGACTTGCAGTTAGGAGACGAAAGAGAAAAGGCATTAGCTGAATTGTGGCTGGGCAGAGGTATAGATAGAAAATTAACAAAAGGGCCAATACTGGCTAGTCCCTATGGCGGTTCATTTATGAGTCTTTGTGATTCTTTAGTGGAGGCATTAGACGATCATTTAAATTATGTTCCGTTAGAAGAATTTGCATTAAGAGTTGCAATGCCATCAAAATACCTGGCAAAACATATATGGGCAGAATTAAAAAAAGAAATAAATAGTTGTATTGCAGTAAAAAAATGGCTAATGAAAGTATGCAGAATGTCTTTATCACAAAACAGACCTCTAAAATGGACTACTGCTTCGGGTTGGCCTATGAAAGTAGCAGACAGAGAACCAACAACTAGAACAGTAAGAACATTTTTATTTGGAAAAAGATTAAATGTTAATTTACAGGATCAACCAAAAAATGCACCATTATCAGCTACACAAGCTAATAAAAGTATTGGAGCAAACTTTGCACATTCTTTTGATAGTGCATATTTAGTATCGCTATTAAACGCATGCGAGGAGCAATGTGTTCCTGTATTGGTAAATCATGATTGCTTTGCAACAAATGCTTTATGTGCTGGAGAATTACATAAAACATTACATTCTACTATGCACACTATGTATAAAAAAGATTTATTAAAACAGTCCTGGATTGAAATGTGTTGTCATAGTGGGATTAATTTACCTGAACCGCCACATGTAAATACACTAGATGAAAATATTATTGGCAGTAATCCTTATCTTTTTTCATGAACTAAATATAGCGTTTTCTTAACAAAACTAGATAAATATAACTCTGCATATAGTATATAAAGCGATAACGTTTTATTTTATGAATACATTATTACAGACACCACTTTTAGAAGTGCAATGGTGCAAGCTCCTGGGAGAACCAGAGACAAATAGGTTTGAACCTAATAAACCACCTGTATGGAGTGTTGAGGCTATTCTTGACACAAAAAACCAACAACATGCTGAATGGTTATTGCAACAGGAAGATGAATTTACAAAACAGCATGGCATAAATGCAAAAATATCAGCTAATTCTTTACCAAAAAAAGAAGATGG